GATTGATGTTTGTTACTTCGGTAGTATGCCTAAGGCTGTGCCTTGGGAAAGTTACATGAGAAATGTTGTCGCCAAGCATAACTTTAGGTTTGGTCACTACAGCATGGGTAATGTTCCTCGCTGTTCATACGCTGATAAGATGCGGATGTATGCACAGAGTAAAGTATCTGTTGTTCATGGACTGTGTAACATCAATCCTGAGACAGCACAGAGGTATCGTGACTTCCCCAAGGGAACTGAGAACGAAGCATTCCAATACCTTGAGAAAGGTTGGGCTCCACAGATTAAGTCTAGGATGTTTGAAGCTGCCTTTGCTAGGTCTCTAATTCTCTGTCAGAGAATGGAACTTAATCCAATTGAACGGTTCTTCACTCCTGATCAAGACTTCCTCTACTTTGATGATGAGGCAGACCTGGATAGAGTGCTGACTAATGTGTTGGAGAACTATGATTTCTTTGACAAGATGACAGAAAACGCTTATAATAAGGCTTGCGCAGAATATACCACTAAGTCCTTTGTTGAAAAGTATCTTCGATGAATAAGTTTGTAGTTACAACTACAATCAATCCAGTCCAAGAGGCAACCAGACGTTATGCTGCGATGCCTGATTGGACTTTGATTGTTGTTGGCGATACTAAGACTCCCCATGAGGAGTATGAAAATTTAGATTGCATCTATCTTCATCCAGAGTATCAGCAGTCCGAGTATCGTGTTGTAAGTGATGCTATTGGATGGAAGTCTATTCAGCGTAGGAACATTGGTTTCCTTGAGGCTTTCAAACTGGGTGCAGATGTTGTTGCCACTGTGGATGATGACAACATTCCTTATGCTGACTGGGGACAAGATCTTCTAGTAGGTCAAACTATTGAATGTGATCTTTGGGAACCAGAGGCAGATGTCTTTGATCCTCTGTCTGTGACTAAGAATAATAATGTATGGCACAGAGGGTATCCTATTGAGTTGGTTCCTCAACGCCATAGGGTTCACTACAAAGGCAAGACATTCCGTAAGGTTCTGGTTCAGGCTGATCTGTGGGATGGTGATCCTGACATTGATGCCATGGCAAGACTGTCACAGAAACCCTGTGTGCGGTTTGATGATGTGACTGGTCCTTATTGTTCAAACAAGATTGCACCATTCAATAGTCAGAATACTTTCCTTGCTAGGGAAGTCATTCCATATTATGCAGTTCTACCTCATGTAGGCCGAATGGATGACATCTGGGGAGCATATATTCTTCAGCATCTATTTCCTGATAGCGTGGTGTATAACAAAGCATCTGTCTATCAAGATAGAAATGTCCAAGACCTGGTAACCAATCTTGAAAAAGAGATCATTGGTTATCGCAACACATATAATTTACTGAACGACCTTGAGCACTATGGAGAGTACCTCACAAGAGATGCACAACAATTCTGGTTCCACTACCGAAAAGCATACGAATACCTTTGTGGTTGACATAGACGGTACTATCTGTAATAATACATACGGAGAATACGAAACTGCCGAACCTTTTAAGGATCGGATTGAGTATCTAAATAAACTATACGATGAAGGTCATACCATCATCTATTCCACCGCAAGGGGGATGGGTAGATTTAAAAACTCACCAGCACTGGCATATGGTGAGTTTTATAAGTTGACTCTAAATCAATTAACAACCTGGGGATGTAAATTCCACGAACTCCACTTGGGAAAGTCTGCAGGTGACTACTACATTGACGATAAAGGAGTCTTTGCAGATGAATTCTTTTCCGGCTGACCGTACACCAGCAGGAGAACCAATCAAACTGGTTCCCAAAGGTTGGGGTTATGAAAAATGGATCGTGAATTGCGATGAATATTGTGGTAAACTTCTTCACTTCGTCAAAGGTAAGAAGTGCTCATGGCACTACCACAAACTCAAGGATGAAGTCTTCTACATCCAGTCAGGGAAGTTGATTCTTTACTGGGGATATGATGATGACTTTGGAAGTGCCAGGAGAATGGAACTAAATCAGGGTGATAAGTTTCACGTTCCCGTTGGAATGAGACACCAGATGAAAGCCAAGGAAGACACTATCATGTATGAGTTTTCCACACAACACTTTGACGATGACAGTTACCGCGTGAAGAAGGGGGATTAATGGCAATTTCTTATAATGCTTTAGGATCTAACGGGCGACTTGGAAATCAGATGTTTCAATATGCGGGACTCCGTGGTATTGCAGCACATCATGGGTATGACTTTTTAGTCCCACCCCCAGAAAACTATGGGAGATCTAACTACGGTCTCTTTGATTGTTTTAAGATGACCAATGTTGGACGCAAGAACCAAGGTTATCTACAGACAAGCAAGAACATGGCGAGTGGTCGCTTTGAATACAGTGAAAAATTCATGAAGGCTGTTCCTGATGGAGTGAATCTTCATGACTATTTCCAAACAGAGAAATACTTTAAGCACATCTCTGATGAAATCAGACAGGACTTTGAGTTCAATGATGAGATTCTTGAATCTTGTAAAGAAGTAATCTCTGAGTTTGAGAAACCAATCTTCATGCATGTTCGCCGTGGAGATTATATCAATCAACCTCAGTTCCATCCATTCACTGGAATTGAATACTATCAGGAGGCTAGGAAGTTATTCCCTGATGATATTCAAGTCCTAGTATTCTCTGATGACTTGGAGTGGTGTAGGTCACAAGAGTTGTTCCATGGAGATGAGTATTACATCTCTGACTTTGATACTAGATACGAACAGACTGCAGATACTAATGATGGACCAGAGAAGTCTTTGGTTCCATACTATGATCTGTGTATGATGTCTCTGTGTAAGGGTGGTGTCATCGCCAATAGTTCCATGAGTTGGTGGGGTGCATGGTTGATGAAGAACCCTGAGTTGCCTATCGTCGCACCTAAACAATGGTTTGGTGAGGCATATAATCACTATGAGATGGGTGATCTGCGACCTGAAAGCTGGATTTTAATTTAATGGATTTAACATATGTTTTGCCAGTCAGGATTGAATCTGCTGACCGGCTCCGTAATGTAATTACGTCAGTTCTATATCTTCTTAAGACACTCCCTGATGCCAAGGTGATTGTCAAGGAAGTTGATAAGGAGAGTGTCTTCGCTGAGAAGGTTATTCCTGTCCTTGAGAAGCATGTCTCTAAAGAAGATGCTAATCTTCTCCATGTATTTGAGAAGAGTGAGTCTGATTTATTTCACAAGACTAGGATTCTCAATGACCTGATTGAGATGGCTCCCACTAATATCGTGTGTTGTCATGATGTTGATGTGGTGTATCCTGCCAAGAGTCACATCATGGCATACACTACGATCAAGGAGAACAAGTGTGATGTCGTGTACCCATATGGTTGCGGTGTCTATCAGTATCAGGTAACATATCCACAGCATATTCACGAGCAGTTTATTGCTAGTGATTTTGATATTAGAATCTTCAAAGATCACATCAGATCAGAATCCTCCACCATTGGATGGACACAGTTCTTCCGTAAGAAGAGTCTTGTTCAAGCCGGTTGGTGGAATGAGAACTTCATCTCCTGGGGTGCAGAGGACTGTGAGATGTACTATCGTATGAATGCTCTAGGGTATCGTGTAAGTCGCGTAGAGGGTCCTATCTGGCACATGGAGCACGGTAGAACTCATAACTCTCATTACCACAATCCAAAGTTCCTAGAGAACCACCAGTTGTGGCAGAGCATCCGTACCTGGGATAAGAATCAAATTATGAAATACTATAGGAGTCAGGCATACGTGAAAGAGAGGTTTGAAAAAAATGTTAGCCGTTAATCACATTGGTAAACTAGGGCGTCTGGGTAATCAGATGTTTCAGTATGCTTCACTGCGAGGCATTGCTCACAACCGTGGGTATGATTTTGGTATTCCTCCATCTGACTATGAGGATGAGTGGAATGAGCACCAACTCTTTGAGGTCTTTGAACTTCCAGCGCTGAATCCTCAGAATATAAAGTTCCTAGACAATGGACACGCTCCTGTGGCTAGAGAGAGGTTCTTTGAATTTGATCAAGAACTTTTTGATAAGTGTCCTAATGATATTTCTTTGCTAGGTTTCTTCCAGTCGGAAAGATACTTTGGTAATATCAAAGAAAGTATCAAAGAAGATTTTACTTTCCTTCCAAATATTTTGGAACCTGTAGAGGAGATGATCACGCAACTGAATCATCCTGTTGCACTGCATGTTCGTCGCACAGACTATTTGACAAACAGTGAGAACCATGCTAATCTACCTCTGGACTATTACCGCGCTGCTCTGTCGCAATTTGATGACACTAGACAAGTAATCGTCTTCTCTGATGATCCTGCATGGTGTATCGAACAAGAGATCTTCTCTGATGATCGCTTCATTGTATCTGAGTCAGATGATAATGCCGTTGACATGTGTCTCATGTCTAAGTGCTCGGGACACATCATTGCCAACTCATCATTCTCTTGGTGGGGTGCATGGCTTGCTGACTCTAAGAAAGTCATTGCTCCTAGTCTTTGGTTTGGTCCAAACAACAAAGATAAAACAACTCGTGATTTGATTCCTGAACGATGGCATATTATTTGAGCGAAGAAAAGAACAAATCTAAGTTCAAACTCAAAGGTCTTCCTGAAATCTATTACATCAATCTTGATGATAAGGTTGAGCGTAAAGAATATATGGAAGGTCAGTTTAAATACTGGGGTATTGAAAACTACACCCGTATATCCGCTCAAGATGGACGGAATAATAGTCTTGCTGGTACATTGGTTGGTGGGTATCCAGAACGTGTCACCCATGGTGAGATTGGATGCCTTACCAGTCACTTGAAAGCACTCAAGCACTGGTTAGAGAACAGTGATGAGGAATATCTTCTGGTGATGGAAGATGATTGTGACCTGCAACCAATTAAGAATTGGAAGTTTAAGTGGTCTGAACTCATGTCATGGCTTCCTTATGACTTTGATGTGATTCAACTAGCAATCATCAACCCTGGAATCCTTTCTGTCAGACTTCATAAGAGGTTTGTCAATGACTTTTCTACGGCATGTTATCTGATCACCAGACATCATGCACAGAAACTTGTAAACCTGCACTGTGTTGGTGACAAGTATAAGTTGGATCAGGGTATCAAACCCAGAGCGGTAGCAGATGATTGTATCTACAACTCAGGTAACACCTTTGGTGTTCCTCTGCTGCTGTATAAGATTGATATGGGATCTGATATCCACCAAGAACATATTGATATGTTCCATAGATCAAGTCATGAAGGTCTGTGGAAGTGGTGGGCTGAACAAGCACCAATGATTGAAGACTGGGGAATGCTCTTTGATTATGATCCCTATTATGGTCAACTGCCGCCTGAAATGAAACTGGCGGAAGAACCGAAGGATTAGGATGGGTAATCATACCCATAAGTAGAGTGTATCATTCGATACAACTTGTATAAATAAACTCCGTAACTGTTACAAATTGAAACTTTCCTTTTCGAGGGAAGTGTGTTATAATTGTTCTCACGCAGACAAGTCGAGTCTGCTTTCATCCGTGGGTAAAACTCCACGAGACAAACTAGAGGTAAACTAATGTTCAAATCTGCAATCGCTGCGGCCGCTGCCGCTGTCGCTTTCGCTCCTGCCGCCGCCCTTGCTGGCCCCTACGTCAACGTAGAATCCAATGCATCGTGGGCTGGGGACGACTACACCGGAGCAACCACTGATTTCCATGTGGGCTACGAAGGTGCTATCGGTGATGGTAATGCTGCTTGGTACGTCCAAGGCGGCCCCGCTATCGTCGCTGTTGACGGTGAAGAGAATGAGACCCGCTTCTCTGGTAAGATCGGCGCTAGTGCCGCTCTGTCCAGCAGCGTTGGTGTCTATGGCGAACTGAGCGCCATCACCGCTTCTGACGAACTCTCTACCGACAACCTTGGCGTTGGTGGTAAGTTGGGTGTCAAGTATTCCTTCTGATAACCACATCTTAATTAAGTAAGGATATCCAAACGATCAAACTGCCGTCCCCCACAAGGGACGGTTTTTTTGTGGTTATAATCTGATTAAGTGCCTCTATATACCAAGGTTTATGTCAAATCAACTTAATTTGATATTAACCAAACCCTGTTATAATATACAAGTAATCCACAAAGGAGAACACAACAATGAAAACACAAGCACTTGCCGCACTGGCACTGATCGCCCTGGCGACACCTGCTATTGCTGGACCTTATGTTGAGTCCAAGCACGAATTCAAAGGCACAGACGAAGATTATAAGAAAGCCGTTCACCAAGGACGTGTCGGTTATGAGTGGAAGACTGGAGCACTTTCCCCTTACGTTGAGGGTGGTCTGGGTGTAGAAATGCCTGATGGTTCTAACGACACCAATACCTTCAAGGCACTGGAAGTCGGCACCAAACTGAAGGTGACTGATAACTTCTCTGCTTATGGTAAGTGGGAAAACATCTTCCAAGACAGTGACGACACCCGTGACTGGAAAGTAGAAGTCGGCACCAAGTACAAGTTCTGATATCTGATCAATGAAACTCAAAGCAATCGCTGCCACTCTAGTCGCAGCTCCCATGCTCGTAGCATGTGGTGGAACAGAAACAAAAAAAGTTGTAACCCTCAATGGAGCAGGTGCTACATTCCCAGCACCTCTCTATCAAGCATGGTTTCAAACCTATGCCTCTACTGGTGGCCACAGAGTAAACTATCAAGCAGTTGGTAGTGGATCTGGTGTTCGTCAGTTCAAGGCAAAAACTGTTGATTTCGGTGCCAGCGATGGTGCTGTGAGTGATAAGAAAATGCCAGCAGAAGGAATGGTTCACATTCCTATGACTGGTGGAGCAATCGTTCCTGCCTACAACAATCCTGGTTGTGACCTTAAGATTACCCAGACTCAACTCGCTGATGTGTTCTTGGGTAAGATTACTAACTGGTCTGAGTTGGGTTGTGCCGACAAGCGAATCACAACTGTCTGGCGTTCTGATGGTTCTGGAACTACCAAAGGATTTACCAACTCCCTGTCTGCCTTCTCTCCTGAGTGGAAAGAAAAGGTAGGAACAGGTAAGGCAGTAAACTTCCCTGTTGGTGTGGGTGGTAAAGGCAACTCTGGTGTTGCTGCTGGTATTAAAAACCTTGATGGTTCTATCGGTTATCTAAACTATGGTTATGTGAATGGTGGTCAGTTCCAACAAGCTTCCATTCAGAACAAAGCAGGAAACTTTGTGAAAGCAAATAGTGAAACTTCTGCTGCTGGTCTGTCTCAGATTGTCTTGGACGATCAACTGCGTGGTGCCGATCCTAATCCTGCTGGTGCCAATTCGTATCCTATTGTTTCTTTGACCTGGATCCTTGCGTATCCTGAGTCTCCTAAGAACGAGGCTGTAAAGGATACACTACGATATACTCTGAGTCCTGAAGCACAAGGTATTTCAGATTCTCTGGGATATGTACCTCTCCCAGAAGATCTTCGACAGAAATCTCTTGCTGCTGTTGAGACTTTGAAATAATATCAGGGGGTCGTAACAGACCCCCTTTTTAATGCTTGACAAAAATACATAATTGCTATATAATTATGTTACAGTTCTTTACACAAGACAATGACCGTCACAACTAATGATCGCGGACAGCAGAACATGTGGGCGAAAGAACCTACCATGTACTACTCTAAAGAAGACATGGAGCGTTATGGTTTTGAACCCTATGCAGTTCGTGCAGAGCGTGCTAACGGACGCTGGGCTATGATGGGATTCGCTGCTGCAATGATCTCCTATGCTACTTCCGGCAGTCTTTTCTTTTTCGGACTCTTCGGAATCTGATTGACCATATTACTTTACCTAAAAGGAGCAAAACAATGAACGAAAAAGCAGAAAGGATTAACGGATGGGCAGCTATGCTTGGAGTGATTGCAGCGATGGGATCGTATGCAGTAACGGGACAGGTGATTCCTGGGGTCTGGTGATGTTAGTATTAGCATCTATGCTAATAAGTGGGTTCGTCTTCTGGGCCGCCTTCTTCACTGATGATCAAGATGATGATGACGGTCCTGATGGTGGGTTAATGCAACCAGTGTATAATCCAAACTATTAAATAGTAGTGCCTTGACTTCTACGCATGACTACAAAGCCAAAAGTAGATGAGAAGCAACAAGATGAAGATAAAAGTGAAGTTCTTGGTAATTTGGTGAAAGTTGTAGTCCTTATTTGGTCTGCATCCCTTCTCACATTCAGTTACGTTCGTCTCCCGAACGGACAGAAAATTTTGGATTTCGATCCAACGTTCATTGCCTCAGTCTTTTCCGGCTCCCTTGCCGCATTTGGATTGAGTCCTGCAAAGAACGGTGGAAATGGAAACCAATCTAAAAAGAAAAATGAGGAACCGCCAGTAGTCTCAACTATTGACAAACCTAAGACTTGATGTTATACTATCCGGGTGGGTGCTTTGCTCACCCTTTTTCATGTGAATGAACCTTATGCTAAAACAAATTATTTTAACTGGGGGGTTGTTTGCAACTACAGCACTGGCTCATAGTGCGGCAACTATTCCACCTCCTGTGGAAGCACCTCCAGTGTATAGACAAAAGTCTTGGTACTGTCCTGGGTGTTCTCCCAATGAACAGTATGTGTTGAGAGAACTGCAAGAACATACTAAGATCAGAGATAAAAATGCACTTGCAACAATCCTGGGAAACATTAAACAGGAAAGTAATTTCCGTGCCAACGTATGCGAGGGAGGGGCTAGAGTTCCTTACCCTGATTGCCATAGGGGTGGGTATGGAATCATTCAATGGACTACTGTCGGTCGTTACAATGGTCTAGGTAATTTCTGTAAAAATTATGGATGTGATCCGTCTTCCCTTGAGGGACAGACTCGTTACATGCTTAACGAAAATCAATTCCGTCAGGCTCTATCTACCTTTGAGGGTGGTGGTCAGTCTATCTCCTACTATATGAACGCCGCTTACTGGTGGTTAGGTTGGGGGATTAAAGGAAGACGCCAAAGTTATGCTTTTGATTATCTAAACAAATTAGTATACTCATGATCAAACAACAACTTAAAAAGGCAATGGGCACATTTAAAGACATCTTTGGTAACAAGATGAGTTGGCCAGATCCCAACAAGAGTGATGACATTGTTGTTAATATGGATGGTGGTGTTGGTGGATCCTGGACAGTAAAGGATGATGCAGAAACATTTACCAATGATGCTAAGCGTCACTACGCTGACTACATTGGTGTCCCCGCACCAGTTCTTACCCCTAATGATCCATGGTTTAATGAACCCGTGAAAACAGAAAAGATGTTAACTCATGAAGAGATGCTAGAAATAGCACATGAAAGAGAGAAGGATGACAAACCTCCTACTAAAGAGCCTGAGAACATCCATGAAGTGATGTACCAAAAGGCAACTAAGAATCAAAATACAACTGTTCAACTCAATCCTCCTGGTGGTTCTGAGAACTTCCATGAAGGACCTGGTGGTTGGACTTCTGGCACTGGCATTAATCAATTCCGATGAAAGGTTACTACTCCGTTTTTAAACCTGATGACACCAAGTTTGCAGACTGTGGTGCTCAGAGAGATGCTGAAATGTTGGTCGGCATGAGAGGTGAGGGATTTTATTATAAGTTCACTCCCTACCTGGGTGATATTATTGACGTTGGCGCCAAGCAACTTGCTGGTTCCTATGTCTATAAATCCATTGATATCACTGCTTTGCCACAGGAAGCGGCACCTATTTTAGAAAGTCTTCCTGAATCCGATGCCAAACCCCTTGACCAGGCCTGAGCATCGTGCTATAATAAATAGGTAAAGTTTTGTGAGGATTCATTTTGAATTCCTGACATACGCAGATCCATGGAGCAAACGGTCTAACCACCTTACCGAGGCTATCCATGCAAAACATGCCTCTTATATCCTGTCTGAGGGTGACAGGAAATCTTCTGATACATCAGTTCCCTACTGATACTACTTTCAAACCCTTTTCAAATGTCTGCAACACTTTCAAAACAACAATCGAATACTTGGGAACAGTTCTGTGACTGGGTAACCAGCACCGACAACCGCCTCTATGTGGGTTGGTTCGGAGTTCTGATGATCCCTACCCTGCTGGCTGCAACAGTCTGCTTCATCGTTGCGTTTATCGCAGCACCTCCCGTCGATATTGACGGCATCCGTGAACCAGTTGCTGGTTCTCTCCTGTATGGTAACAACATCATTTCTGGTGCTGTTGTTCCTTCTTCAAACGCAATCGGTCTCCACTTCTATCCCATCTGGGAAGCCGCATCTCTTGATGAGTGGCTGTATAACGGTGGTCCTTTCCAACTCGTTATCTTCCACTTCCTGATCGGCATCTTTGCTTACATGGGACGTGAGTGGGAACTGTCTTACCGTCTTGGTATGCGTCCATGGATCTGCGTTGCCTATTCTGCTCCTGTTGCCGCTGCTTCTGCAGTATTCCTTGTTTACCCCTTCGGTCAGGGTTCTTTCTCTGACGCTATGCCTCTTGGCATCTCTGGTACTTTCAACTACATGCTGGTGTTCCAAGCTGAGCACAACATCCTGATGCACCCCTTCCACATGCTGGGAGTCGCTGGTGTCTTCGGTGGTTCGCTGTTCTCTGCTATGCACGGTTCGCTGGTTACCTCTTCGCTGGTTCGTGAAACCACCGAGAGTGAGTCCCAGAACTATGGTTATAAGTTCGGTCAAGAAGAAGAGACTTACAACATTGTCGCCGCTCACGGTTACTTTGGTCGTCTGATCTTCCAATACGCTTCCTTCAACAACTCCCGTTCGCTGCACTTCTTCCTCGCAGCATGGCCTGTTGTCGGTATCTGGTTCACCGCCCTGGGCGTAAGCACCATGGCATTCAACCTGAACGGTTTCAACTTCAACCAGTCGATCATTGACTCACAAGGTAAAGTGATCAACACCTGGGCTGATGTTCTGAACCGTGCTGGTCTTGGCATGGAAGTCATGCACGAGCGTAACGCTCACAACTTCCCCCTGGACCTGGCTGCTGCTGAGCAAACTCCTGTTGCTCTGACTGCACCCACGATCGGTTGAGTCAACCTGCTATAATATCGGAGGGTCTTCGGACCCTCTATTTTTTTCTCTGAATTGTTAAGTTTTATTATGCCTGACCTTATTGAACTCCTCACATACTATGTGATTGTTGCCGTTGTCTTCATCGGCGCACCAGGAGTATTCTTTTTCATTGTCTTTATGCCAGCACTCCAGAATACCAAAGGTAGAATGGTTGGGTATAAAGAACATAAAATTTATGGTGACTCTACCATTAACGAACTAAACCGAACTGTGTAAATAACAATGACAACTTCAACACTTTCACCACCGCGTAATGGAGGATGGTTTGATGTCCTGGATGACTGGCTTAAACGAGATCGCTTTGTCTTTGTGGGTTGGTCTGGACTATTACTTTTTCCCACTGCTTATCTTGCAATTGGTGGCTGGCTTACTGGCACTACCTTTGTTACGTCTTGGTACACCCACGGACTTGCAAGTAGTTACCTTGAGGGTGCTAATTTTCTTACAGCGGCAGTCTCAACGCCTGCTGATAGTATGGGTCATTCTCTTCTTCTACTTTGGGGTCCTGAGGCTCAGGGAGATTTCGTCCGCTGGGCCCAACTTGGGGGATTCTGGGCTTTTGTGGCACTCCATGGTGCCTTCGCCCTTATTGGGTTCATGCTTCGACAGTTTGAGATTGCTCGTCTTGTAGGTATTCGTCCTTACAATGCCATTGCTTTCTCTGGACCCATCGCTGTATTCGTCAGCGTCTTTCTCATCTATCCATTAGGACAATCCTCCTGGTTCTTTGCTCCCTCTCTTGGAGTGGCAGCAATCTTCCGCTTCCTGTTATTCCTCCAAGGATTCCACAACTGGACACTCAACCCCTTCCATATGATGGGTGTTGCAGGTATCCTGGGTGGAGCACTGCTCTCAGCAATCCATGGTGTAACAGTGGAGAACACACTTTATGAGGATGGAGATGGAGCAAACACTTTCAAAGGATTCGCATCTGATCAAGAGGAAGAAACCTATTCGATGGTTACTGCCAATCGTTTCTGGTCTCAGATCTTTGGCATCGCTTTCTCGAACAAAAGATGGCTCCACTTCTTCATGCTTTTTGTTCCTGTTATGGGTCTGTGGGTCAGTTCCATTGGTATTATTGGTCTGGCTCTCAACCTTAGGGCTTACGATTTCGTCTCTCAAGAACTAAGAGCAGCAGAAGATCCTGAGTTTGAAACCTTCTACACCAAGAACATTCTCTTGAATGAAGGTCTCCGTGCCTGGATGGCACCAGTGGATCAACCACATGAATCATTTGTCTTCCCTGAGGAAGTTCTTCCTCGTGGTAACGCACTCTGATACATTAGGGATCTTCGGATCCCTTTTTTTGTGCTAAAATAAATACTACGATGGATACTGTATTGAAATGTCTGCTGAACTCACAGATTTCTTCAAATTGATATCAGAAGAGAAGAAAAGGAATAAAGAAGAGTTCAGAGAACTGGTTGGTGATCTGGATTTGACAAATGTTTTTGCAGAGATTTCTAATCTGAAGAAGGAAGATAAGAAAGTTAAAGTAAAAGAAGAAAAGAAAGTAGATAAGAAGAAAGAAGAGAAAGCTCTGAGTCTATTTGAGAATCTTCTGAAGGATCCTGAAGAACCACAACCAGAAGTTGTGGAGGAGACACAGGAAGCAGTGCAAGATTGGATTGGTGATGTTGTTCTCAAAGAAGGACTTCTAAATACACCACCATCTGAAAGAAATTCAGATCCTCTTACTCCTTTGGATCAGGAGTTTGCAACTCTGGAGGATCTTTCAAAACACTATAGAATATTCATCAATCGTATTCAAGAACAACTATCAACCCTTGGGGGTGGTGGTGAAGTTCGTCTTGAGTTTCTTGATGATCTTGATAGAGACACTGCATTGCAATCAAAGAAACTGATTGCTTATTCATATGATGAGTCCACTGGAAAGGGTACTTTCATTGGAACGGATCATTATGATAAGAATGAAGTATTGAATCTGACATTACAGATGCAATTATTCTTGAGCTAAAATCAAATTTAGTTTCTAAAAACATAGAGGAGGCAAAAATTTTTCCCACAATTTTTTGCTTCTGGGGGGTTTCCATAAATAAAGGGGAGAACCCATGAGTGAATGGTATAGAGGGGTATAAATGGCAACTCCCATTAGAATTAAACGCTCTACAGTACCGGGTAAGGTCCCAACAGTAGATCAATTACAATCGGGTGAATTAGCCGTCAACGTATATGACGGTAAAGTTTATATCAGACAAGATACTGGCGGCGTTGGTATCGCAACTCGTACTGTTCAAGTTGGATTTGGTGGATCTACTGGCGCCACTCTTTTTGTTAGTGAAAATGGTAATGACGAGAACACTGGTTTAACTGAGGGTGATGCATTTGCAACGCTCCAAAAAGCAATCAGTATTGTAAAAGAAGGAGAACATATTAAGGTCATGGCCGGTGACTTCACCGAGACATGTCCTATTACTGTTCCTAAGAATGTAAGTATTAGTGGTGATGGTCTTAGAGCAACGATACTTAGACCATCGGATGCCACGAGACATAAAGATATTTTCTATGTTGATCAGGGCGTAACCATCTCAGACATTACCATCGCTGGTGGTCTGTATGATTCTGATAATGATACTGGATATGCTTTTAGATATAATCCAGTCGGTATTGCAATTACAACAAAGTCTCCATACCTTCAGAACATCACAGTTCTGAACAGAGGTAGTGTTGTTGGTGCAGATGATCCCTATGGATTTGATACTCCAGACAATCCTCCTGTTACATACCTTGCTGGTAGAGGTGCAGAGATTGATGGTAAACTTGTTAGTGGTCCTGGAGTCATTGAAGCAGGTATGCTCTTCAATGAGGTTACCTTCTTTACTCCCAATAACAAGGGTCTGATTTTAACTAACGGTGCCAGAGCAGAGTACCTGAACTCGTTCCACTATTTTGCATCTGATGCGATTACTGGTACCGCTGGAACAGTTGGTCTTGGATACACTGGTTCTGTAAGACTTAGAATTACTGGAGAGACAGGAACAGTAGGAGCTGGTGATACTCTTGAGGTGTACAATCCTCTTGGTGTTGGTATTGCGACTGCTACTATTGTTGGTAACGATGGTGAGTATGTTACTCTCCGTGGTCACAATGTAGGTGCTGGAAACACTCAAGGTCCTGGTATTGGTACCTTCTCTGTTCTTCCAGACAGATCTGCAAAGACTGTAACTGTTGTTGGTACGACCACAATTACTACAGTTCAAAAGAAATTTGGAACTGGTTCACTTGCATTTGATGGTGCAGATGATAATGCTGTTGTTCTGTCCGCTAATTCTCAACTGGCATTTGGAACAACTGACTTTACTGTTGAAGGTTTCTTCCGCTTAGCTGGACTTGCTAGCACAGAAGCATTCATCTTTGACACCAGAACATCTAACTCAAATACTGCTGGATCACTTTCTATTGGTAACACTGGTATTATTCAGTATAATGTTGGTGTCAGTAGTATTATTGTTGGTGTCAACACTATTGCTGTTGATCAATGGTATAACTTTGCTGTAGATAGAAGAAACAATAGCACTGTTCTTTATCTTGATGGTGTAGGAATTGGTACTGCTGCAGATGCTAATAACTATGGTACTACTAGACCACTGACCATTGGTGCAAAGAACACACAGGCTTTCGCAATCTATGGATATATTGATGATCTTCAGGTAAGCAACATATCCAGACACTCTGGTGGATATACATCTCCTACTGCTGCACAGACTGGTGACAGTGCTACTGTATATTTGTCTCACTTTGATGGTGCTGATGGATCTACAACTATCTCTGAAGATGTTAATGTTCTACAAGACATTAGAACTGTATCAACAGCTGGAACTGCAACCAAGATTACCTTCGCAGACTACAAACAGTTTGGTGCAGACCTGAGATCTGTTGGTTGTGCTATTGAATATGGCACTAGAGGTGTTATTGGTGATGGCAACGGTGTTTCGCTGAGACTCTTTGCTCTTAACTTCAACCATGTAGGAACAGGAAAAGACTTTAGTAATGATGAAACTGAAGTCATTCAAATCAATGAAGTTACCGAACTCAATGGTGCAGAGGTATCTTATGTAAGTATTGACCAAGGTGGTAACTTTAGAGTTGGTGAACTCTTCTTCATCGACCAAGAGTCTGGTAGTGTCAGTTTTGCTGCTACTGCATTTGACCTGAGTTCTGTTACTGATCTTGCAGTTTCAGGTAATCTCACTGCAGACAGTGCGACTATCGGAAACATTGTAATCTCCGAGAACAAGATTGAAACCACTGGTGGAGATCTTACGATTGATCCTGGCGGTTCAAACGAAACTATTATTCAGGGTAACCTGAGTGTAGTTGGTGTTCTGACTGCATCCAGTATTCAACTTGACGCTTTCCAGAAAGGTAATACTTCTGTCAGTTTGACTGACACTGGAGTTGGTAGTGGAGAAATTAACTTCATTACTGATGGCGTCACAGCAATGACTCTTGACGCTGGTCAGCGTCTGGGTATCAATGACACCACACCCACATCGGCTTTGACTGTTGATGGTGATGTTCTTGTATCAGGTGTAGGCACATTTAGTGGACTGAGAGTTGACAACAATGTAGACATCGGCGGCACTGTTGCCGTTGCTGGAACATCCATCTTTAGAGATGATGCTACGTTCCAAGGAACGTTCATGTCGATTGCTGGTTTTACCACAGTCACAAATCAAGGAATAATAGTAAGTGGTGTTGTTACTGCGACCAGGTTCTCTGGATCTGGTGCTGGTCTGACTGGTATTAACCCCTCTCCTGTTGGATCTGACGGACAATTCCAGTTCAACAATGAGGACTTTGCTGGTGGATCTCAGTTCGCTGTATATGATAAGAACTACGGATCTGTTGGTTTTGGTAGCACTCAACCAGGTTTACTGGATGGTGACCCTGTAAGAGTTGATGTTCTTGGAACAGTTCGTGCTTCTAGGTTTGTTGACAGAGATGGTAATGATGTTGGTGGTCTGTATAAACTCATCAATTCAAATGTAGGCCTTGGTACATCCACTCCTGGAACTGGTAGTCTGACTGTCGTAAGTAAGTATCTAATTGATACTACAAACGGACCCTGCACTGTCTACCTTCCTCAAACTGGGTTGACTACTGGACATTGGATTGAGATCCAAGATATCGGATCTTCCTGGAACATAAATAATGTAACGGTATACTCTGGCATTGGATCCCAATTCCAAAACCAACTTCTAAACATAGCTGATGGTCCGTTGTACCTTGATGTTGCATCCCAAGTTAAATTGATTTGGAGTGGAACACTATGGAAGATATTCGCTAATCCCGTAGGCATCTAGAATGGCACTAAATTTAAGTAATTTATCGGGTAATATCGCCAACTCAGCGAACTTTTTTATCTATGCTCTTCGCAGAGATAGTGAGGGTATGCTTATCCTCCAGAAAGTGAGCACAGCATCAACAGAATCTGTCGATTTCAGAAGAAACGATGGAACTCAGATGCCTGGAATCACTGAGGGGATTGATTATGTAGAGGAGACTACTCCTGAGAGAGCGACACTCAATCACCCACAAGATAAATATCAACAGATACGTTTCGATTCCCGTAATATTAATTACTTCTTTAATACTGATGGCGATATGATCGTTCAGTATAATGGGACGTATGATTATGAAACTGAAGGACCCAAATAACAACGACGGAGAACAATGGCTGAATTTCGTTTAGGACGTTTAAAATTCAATTGGAAGGGTCCTTGGACCACTAGTACCGCCTATGTCGTTGACGATATCGTTCGACTTGGCGCGAATGACTATGTTTGTACTACCAACCACACCTCTACAGGTATTGGTATTACTGCATGGTATGATGTTGACTCCAGCAACTGGCAACTCCATGTTGAAGGTTTCAAATACAGAGGTGCCTTCACGACTGATACGTCATACACCGTAAATGATATTGTAAATATCGGTGGTAACAAATATATTTGTACCTCCAACCATACTTCCGTTGCGTCTACTTCTCTGTGGGCTGGCACTGACCAGACACCATATTGGGATACCTATCTAGAGGGAGTCGAAGCAGTTAGTGAGTGGACACCTAACACTTATTGGAGTGTTAACGAACTCGCTAAGATTGGTGGTAATGTCTATCGTGTTCTGACTGCACATGCTGGTGCTGCAACCACGACTGCATGGGAATCTTCAGATAAATCAAACTGGGAAGTCTTCGTTCCTGGTCAAGATGTCGTAGGTGCATACACTACGAACACAATGTATGGACCTAATGATCTGATCAAGAT